AGTGGATAGACGGGGATGCCTGGAGCCTGCACTGCGCCACTCACCGCGTCAGTCCAGGGCCTGGCCGGCAGGATTGTGCCATTGCGCAGGCGGGCACCTTCATGCACGGCAGTGGCATAGCCAGCGTTCCAGCGAGCTTCCAGCGTGTAGGGACCAATGAAGCTGTAGGTCCCGCTTTGTCGCAGGGAGCCGGTGTCCACTATGTTGCGCGGGCTGCCGACCACTCCGACCCGGCGCTGTGTTTCCCGTGGCCAGTTCCACGCCGCAGGGTTGAAGCTGGCCTGATACCGACCGAATAGCTCTATCAGGGTCTTGCGGGCGATCTGCTGCACCATCCGGTCCGTTGCCCCAGGGCCGGGTCCTGTGATCGTGGTTTCAACGCGGATGGACATAGCTCACACCGCAGTAGAAAGTGCCGCCCTGAACTTGTCCCCCAGGGCTTCCCGTAGCTCAATCCCGATCCCGCCGACGCCAAAGGGCTGGCTCAGCTCCAGCATCCTCAACTGCCCCTGCTCGGTACCGTCAGCCAGGGTGGGCAGTGTTGACAGGTTAGTCAGCACCGCCTTGCCTTCGGCGCCTGGTAGCATCCCAGCCGGCCTGTAGCCCGTCTCATTCCAGCTCAGCGACGACCCGGCAGCCAGCCAGCTGGCGGAGCCCAGCAGCGCCCAACGGGTGAGGTATCCCTCCAGGATCAACGAGCCCGCAACCACCCCTGGCAGATCCTGCTCGCTACGGCCCTGGCTTTTGGCAAAGGCCTCGACCACCACCGCAGGGCCAGCAGCAGGCACCCCGGCGCGGAAGTTGGTGATCGCGCCAGGCGGCGTCCAGAGCATTCTCAGGTTGGCGTATTCGGCGAAGTCCGTGGCCATCAGCTACGCACCAGTTGCGACATTCCGCCGCTGTTGCCGACGACCGGTTTGATCCCCAGCGACTGGAAGATCCGGCCCTTTAAGTCGGCCAAACGAGCGGCGAGCACGGCGCCGGCCGTCCCACCAGAACCGCCGCTTTCGTACTTCACGCGCAACAAGTCGGTGTTCCACTCCAGCACGTCGGCCTTGCTCTTCATGTCCTCGCGGGTCAGGGTGGTGCCAGGGATGGGGCCTTCGTAGCTCCCCGCATTGCCCAGATGCGCCGTGTTGCTCTCCACCCGTTCGGCGTAGTCCGCTTCCAGGTTCTCGATTTCGTCGATCCATTTTTGCACCTGGGTGACGGCGGCGGTGGAGGTGATTGCCACCCTGTTGAGGATTGAGGTCAGTTCGGTCAGGTTGGCCACCGACAATGGCCAGCCGGCATAGCCCCGGATTAGCTCGCGGTCATCCCGTGGCGTCACCCGCCAGGCGGCGTTTAGGGTTGGGATGGTCATGGTGCGGTGCGATCTGCTGCAGGTTTCCGGGAAAGCTGCGGTAGTAATCGGAGATTCCCGTGTACGGCAAATCAGCAGGCAAGGGCGCAGGCAAAGGCTCAATGGCGATGGGCAAGGGCAAGAAGGGTGGCAGCTCAATGTCCATGGCGATGCCGAAGAAAGCCAAGCCCGCCAAGTCTGCCCGCCCAAAGGCCAAGTAATCAGCCTGGGGCGCACCACTGCCTGATTCTTGCCGCCCTGTCGGCACAGAAGAACGGCTGATCGTGGTACCAGGCCCAGACATCGCTATCGCCCTTTGACGCATTGCAGCGAGCGCAGGCGGCCACCTGATTGGCGCGGACCGTGGGCCCTCCCCTGGCCTTGGCGATCACATGATCGAGCGTGATGTTTTTGGGCTGGCATCCGCAGTAAGCGCAAATTCCATCCCAGGCGTAAATGATCTCGCGCCTGAAACTGCTTCGAGTGACCAGCACCGTTCCCTCGATTCGGTGGGATGCCACCTAGGCGAGCTTCTGCAGCCAGACGCAGGCGCTCAGGCTGATGGATCTTTGCAACATGGTGACGACCTTGTGGCCGCTGCGTGGCGGCATGGTCAGGGCAACCTCACGCAACACCTGCCGGGTAGCCTCTTCATCCCTGGCCCCTACCGTGGCACGAAGGGTCAGGAAGGCCCGCAGTTCGGGGGACATCGGTGCGTCCGTAGCGGGGGGCATCGGTGCGTGGCGTTTTCTCAGCTTGCCAGGGTGGCTTAGGGAATGGCAATGGCTTAGGATGGGCAGGCCGGGGTCTTCATGGGAGTGGGGCTGACGCCCCGGCACCCATTCACCACCATCGAAGATTCGGCCATGAAACTGCTCAGAGCGTCATCGTTGGCGATTTTCATCATGCTGCTTTCTGGCTGCACCGCACCAGATAGGGCAGTTCGAACGCTTACCGATGCTGGCTATTCCAACATCAAGATTGGCGAATACGCATGGCTTTCATGCGGTAAAGGCGACGTGTACAGCACCAGGTTTGAGGCAACGGGAATAACCGGCAGGACCGTAACGGGCGCGATCTGTAACGGCTTTTTCAAGGGTGCCACAATCCGTTTTGATTGATTGTCTTACCCATTCACCGCCGAGCAACCCATGCAACCACGAGCACAGCACCTGGAATGGTGCAAAAAACGCGCCTTGGCCTATGTGGGTCAGGGCTACCTGCAGCAGGCGCTGGAGTCAATGCTCAGCGATCTTGCGAAGCACCCCAAGACTGCAGATCACCCAGGCATTGCGCTTGCCGTGGGCAGGATGGAGATTGGAGACCTGACCACAAGCGGGCAGGTGCGCGAGTTCATTGAAGGCTTCAACTGACCACCCACCCATTCGCCTCTCCACTACCACCGATGACCGCCCCCCGCATTATTGCCCAGAGGCATCTGGCTCAAGCTAGAACCCGTGATGAAGTCCGTGATCAAGCCCAAGCGGAAGGGCCAAGCCTCACCGATGTTGACGAGTTGTGCGCCGAGTTTGGGCTCCGTCTACCCGACAACAAAGGCCGCGTTTGCTCAAAAGAAGTCCTGCGCGACGTAATCACCGCCGCCATCACCCGCTGGCGTGCCCCGGTTGCTCAGCCCGCCAAGCCGTGGCCGGTGAACCTGGACGCATCTGCACATCAACCGCTGGAGAGGCTGTCCATGGGCAAACTTGTCTCCGAGCGGATTCAGGAGCTTTTAGATGAAGTCGCCCAGCAAGGTCTTGAGCCTAGCGGCGTTATCCTTGGCATCAGAGCAGAAGAGCTTCTACGCAAGGAAGTGCGCAAGTCGCTCATTTTTCAGCGTAACGCAAATCAGGACAACCCATTACCTCTGCCTAATGTTCAAGACCAACTGTTTGTTTACGGCGTTCAAGTGAATAAAAGCGATGTAGAGGCAGCTGAATACGTTGGCATTGAATGCCAGTAACCAACACCCTCGCCAATCCACCCCCCATGCCTGACGCCACCACTAACCTCCTGCCCTGCCCGTTCTGCGGGAGCGCTGATACAGACGATGTTTTGTACTGCGCTGTTGACGAGTATCACCGCGCCTACGTTACTTGCTCCAACTGCTTTGCCGAGGGCCCTGTCGTTAGCGACGAAGAGATAGGGTCCGCTGCGGCTATCGAGCAAGCCGCCGCTGCCTGGAATCAGCGCAACACCTGGCGGCCGATCGAAACGGCGCCTAGGGATGGGACGTGGGTGCTGCTTGCCGGCGGCGAATGTGAATATAACGAAGAAAGTGATAACAGGGGGCGTGTTGTTACGGCGCAGTGGACCACCGAATACAGGTCAAACGCAGGCGACCGACCGATTGCCGATTTTGGGCGCTGGGAGTTTGCGTACTACGACTCAGGCTTTTATGGGGAATACGAAAACCCCACCCACTGGCAGCCCTCCCCAGCCCTCCGCCCATCACCCCTAGCCGTTGATCCATGACTAACCCATTCACTCAATTCAAATATGCTTTTGGGTTCTGGGCTGCTGCTGTTTTTGGTATTTACTCTCAAGATTTTTACGAGTGGAATGAATGGCTATTCCGCGACCCAAGATACACGCAGGAAAATCTTACGGGACGATTCTGGGATGAAATTAACGAAGGCTGGGAATGGATGCAGCCTTACATGATTGACCATCTTGTAGAATTTGATTCATGGGGCAAACTCACCCCCCAGCCGCCCGCCTAGCCACCAATCCCTCCCCAGTCATGGATCTTCTCAACTCACCAAGCATTATCAGAAGGGATCAAAACCTTTATACGATGGCCTGTAACATCTTTGGAGCTGATATTGTGGCAGATGCTTTTGTCATGACATACGACTATGGCAATTCTGAAAGCAGCGAAATTGAAAAAAGACTTGTTGCTGAATCATTTAAAGAAGTTCAACTGGAGATAGACGTTAGCTCAACAGAGGTAATCATTGTTTTTGTCAACGGCAAAAGCGTTTCTATTTGGAGTTCTGAATTTGTGGCAATTCGCAACATAGACATGAATAAGGAAACAAAAAAGTTTACCGGCTCGCAAGGTTCATCACCCCCCTAGCTACCCCTCCTAGCCGCCAATTCCCCCACCGCCTCGCTAAACGTGCGCCCACCTACCGGGGCATCCAACGGCGCCGATGGCTGCACGCTGCGGGTGCGATCGGGGAACAGGTAGCGCTCGCTGGCGGTTGGGGCGGTCAGGGCACGCTGCAGTAGCCCTCTGGCCCGTTCTTCGCTGATCCC